TTGCATATCTCAAAAAATGGGTGTAATTTTGGGTGTGGATTTAATTTTACACCCAATTTTGCACCCATGAATATAAAGCGAAATATAATCTTTTCACTTGAAAGCCGAAAGAAAAACGGTGTTCCTATTACAGAGAATGTGCCTATCCGTATGCGTGTAATCTATTGTGGTAATCGTGTGGACTTTTCTACTGGCTACCGGATTGATGTATCAAAATGGGAATTGGATAAACAACGAGTAAAGAAAGGGTGTACAAATAAACTGAAACAGAGTGCATCCGAGATAAACTCGAATCTATCAAGCTTATATTCCAAAATAGAGGTTATTTTTAAAGAATTTGAGGTACAAGATATGATCCCAACACCGGATCAACTGAAAGAAGCTTTTGGATCAAAAAGTAACAATGTAGATACCAAAACAAAAGAGATTCACTTTTTTAGAGCTTTTGATGAGTTCACTAAAGAATGTGGCATAAAAAACAATTGGACAGAATCTACCTACCGAAAATTTGGAGTAGTAAGAAATCACCTTCAACGATATAACAACGATATAACTTTTGACTATTTCGATGAGAAAGGGCTATCTGAATATATTGTTTACCTTCGGGATGTTCTTGATATGAGAAACAGTACGATAAAAAAACAGATCAGTTGCTTTCTTAAATGGTTTCTTCGGTGGGCACATAAGAAAGGCTATCATAATAACACTGCATACGAAGATTACAAGCCTAATCTACGCACTACCCAACAAAAAATAATCTTTCTGACATGGAAAGAGCTTGCCTTACTTCGGGAATGCAAGATACCAGAAAGCAAACAGTACCTGGAGCGGGTTCGTGATGTATTCCTATTCCAATGTTTCACAGGGTTAAGGTATTCGGATGTGTATAACCTAAAACGTAGCGACATAAAAGATAACCATATTGAAATAACGACCGTAAAGACAGCAGATAGCCTCATCATTGAACTAAACAGCCATAGCCGGGCAATACTGGACAAATACAAAGACGTGCATTTACTAAATAGTAAGGTATTACCAGTTATCAGCAATCAAAAGATGAATGAGTTCCTGAAAGAACTTTGTGAGCTGGCAGAGATTAACGAACCGATCCGGGAAACATATTATAAAGGGAATGAGCGTATAGATGAGGTTACACCCAAATACGCTTTAATCGGTACGCATTGCGGACGTAGGACATTTATTTGCAATGCTCTTTCTCTGGGTATCCCAGCACAGGTTGTAATGAAGTGGACGGGACATAGCGACTACAAAGCGATGAAGCCTTATATTGACATAGCGGATGAGATAAAAGCAAGTGCAATGAGTAAATTTGATAAGATATGAAAGATATAGATGATTTATTTGATCTTATAGATAACAAATTGATAGAACTATACGAAGCTCCAACTCAGAAATATTATAAAGTTTTTGACTTCAAAACCCTTTTGAGTATCTTAAGTGATGAGCTTGTAAAACATGGATATAACGAACATTACAAGAAAAAAGCAAGTCAAGTTATTGCTGTGTTTAATGATCTATGCAATACTGTGATAGAGTCATATCATTATAGGGATCTATCCTATAACGAGACTACTAAAGAAATCGAAACAGAAAATGTAATACATAATACTATAACAAATGAAACAGAAACAATAAAATTCAAACGTGCAGCAGGAGAACTTGCAGAGTATTTTTCCAAAAAAGACTTGCCGGAAAAATACCATAGCCCATTAACAGAAACCTGCAAGCTGGACTATCATTTGAGAGAATGTCAAAAAGACTATTCTTCTTTTTACCCCGCAGTTTCACGAGGCTATTCGGGAGGACTAAATAATGAAAATGATGTAGCAACTTATATCTATATTATGGGTGATATCCTTCGCAAGAATGATAAGTTTGAGAATTGTTTTTCCATTGATATTAATATCCAGTGGAAATACAAAATATCATTTGAAGCCTATGTAGATCAAATATACAAAAAGAGAGCTGTATTAGAAGCTGTAGGAAAACCACTACCAAGTAGAGACAAGGGAGAGGAGGAAAGTATTGAAGAACATATTCCTGCTATACAATCCCTCTGCAATGAAAAAGAGAATGATATAAAGATGTTCTTAAATCATGGGGGTATAAATAGAGTTTTGTCTCTAAAAGATGAAGCAACTGCCAAAAGTATAGCTTCTATAATTCTACCTTTGATAGATAGGGGAGTATTTCCGCAAGTAGAAAAAGGCAGTACTAAGACCGAAAAAAGTGAGTTTTTAAGGACTAATTTTGGAAAATCATTCAAAAATGCCATCACGGAATATTACGAAAACGAAGGGAAAGTATAGGAAAATTCCCAGATCAAATAGGATAGTTTCCCAACGTTCATTTTATCAGAGGCTAATATATTGAGTATTAGCCTTTTTTTATTCCCTAAACATTCCTACTAACATTCCTTTTTGACCGATACTCAATGATATACATTTGCTATCGTAATCGATTACTAATAACAGGTGGACGCACCAAGTAATTAATAAGATAACAATAAGAATATGATTACGATGGTTACAAATGACACTCCGATAGCCATGCTCACAGTTGGGCAACTTCGGGAAGTATTAGGGAACAATCATACAGAAGTGATTCATGCTCCGATGAGCGAAGCAAAATATGTCTATGGTATCGCTGGTCTTGCACGACTATTTAACTGCTCTATTCCAACCGCTAACCGAATTAAGGCAAGTGGAAAGATAGACAAGGCAATCAAGCAGATCGGTCGGAAAATCGTAGTAGATGCAGAGCTGGCTTTGGAATTAGCAGGGCGTAAAGATGGAGGACGTAGGGCATGAAATTAAAAAAAGAAAGCCCCGCAGGCAAGCAAGGGCAATCACAGGAACAATACAAAGGTAATAATTCTTCTCGAATACAATCTACTATTCAAAACCTTTTTTCTTCTGGTCGTAAATTAACAGCTAAAGAAATCAATTCTATTACAGGATCAAACGATGCCAGAAAACAAATATCAAATCTAAGACGTGAAGGCTGGAATATTACAGATATGCGTTTACCCGACAATCGTAAATTATATTGGCTCATTTCACCAAGTAAACAATTATCACTATTTCAAGGAGGATCTGATATATGAAAAAGGATGCTTATTATTTCCCTCATGACAGTAATGCTAAAGATGATCCTAAGTGTGTATTACTTATAGATCAATTGGGATTAGAGGGGTATGGAATTTTCTGGATCCTAATCGAAACATTAAGAGAACAGCCAGATTACAAGTATCCTCTGAATTTATTACCCGCACTTGCAAGAAGATACAATACATCTGCTGAAAAAATAGGTACTGTGGTACGATCTTATGAACTTTTCAATATTGAAGATGAAAAGATCTTCTTTTCCGAGAGCCTCATCAAACGAATGCTGCCACTGGAGGATAAAAAAGAGAAAGCAAGGATAGCAGCTGAAATTAGATGGAAAAAATACGAACGCAATGCAAACGCATTACAATCGCATAGCGAAGGTAATACAAATGCTATGCTAATAAGAGAAGAAAATATAAAAGGAAAAGAGATAAAAAGAGATAATAGACTAAAAGCTGATCGCTTTTCACCTCCTACGGTTGAAGAAATAAAAATTTATTGTCTTGAAAGAGGTAATAAAGTTGATTCTGAAAAATTCTATGATTTCTATCTGTCTAAAAATTGGATGATTGGAAAAAATAAAATGAAAGATTGGAAAGCTGCTGTTAGGACATGGGAGAAACGAGAGGATAATAGGGAAGGAGGTAATAATGCAAGTAATCAACATATTAAACCAGATGAGAAATCACAAAGAGACTATAGCGAACGTTTCTGATTATCAGACCAAAGAACAGGTTTATACTCAAAAAATAGCTTTTATGGAGATAGCAGAGTCTATTATTCCTGATTTTCAAGTTGATGAAAGTAATCGACAAATAATCTCAGATTTATTTAACTACTTCCTAAAAATACCAGGAGAATTAGATCTGAAAAAGGGATTATGGTTTATGGGGGATATTGGGGCAGGGAAAAGCTCTCTAATGCAAGTATTTTCAAAATTCATGATTGCTAAAAATGATGGTTTTTTAATTCATGATTGTTCACATGTGGCAAATCAGTATTCGATAAATGGAGATCTGGATAAATACACATACAATCAAGATGGATATTGCGGTGAACCAGTGATTATGTGTTTTGATGAGTTAGGGCGTGAAAGTATTCCGGCTAACCACTTCGGGCAAAAATTAAATGTAATGCAACACATTCTACACATTAGATATTCTCTATGGCAGACAACAGGATTACGAACGTTTATAACAACAAACTTAGATCCACAGACAGCCCAAGAGTATTATGGTAATTATATTCGGGATAGATGTAGAGAAATGTTCAATGTTGTTCCATTCTTAGGAAAAAGTAGGAGAAAGAGTTGAGGCGTTACGGAAAAATCAAAACAGAATCTAATTTGTAATAATCTGATTACCAAAACAAATAGATTAAACAACTCTGATGGATACAGAGGCATATAAAAAAACAATTTTAAATTAAAAAAAATGGAAAATTTAACAGAAAGATTGGATGCTTTAGAACAACAGTACAAAAATGCAATAGGCAAAAAAGAAGCAAGAATTGCTGAGTTAGAGCAACAAATAGCAGATCAAAAACCAAATGAGGATCCCATTATAGATGATTTCCTTATAGATATATCGGTACCAATTGATGATACAAAAATAGGTGCCTGTGCCCCATGTATGAAAGGGAGCGGTTCAAAGGGTGTTTATTAAATCCTCACAGTATAAACTCTTTAAAATAAAAAATATGGAAAATAAAATTTTGATTGATAGAGATGAACGTGCCATCAAGGATACTAAAAATCTTCATAATGTAGCAGTGGTAAACCTCCAGAAAATAGCAGATGAATTGAAAGCCATTGGCGTAGAGCCTTCTTATGATCTTGTGATAAGTACTGTTCGGTTTGATGGTAAAAGCATAGATTTGGAAAATATTCTCAAAGGAATGGCAAATGAAGAAATACAGAAAGTTCCAGCTTTAGAGGAAATTATCCAAAAAAAATATAGTGAACATTCAAAGAGGATTAAGGATCTGGGAGTGAGAGCATACAACTCAATAAATCACTATACACCAACCCCATTTTACGATCCTAACCCTGTTGAGTTTAGTCGACTCTGTATTGAGAATGGAAAAGTTTCAATCACTCCTGAGAGGTTAATCGAAATAGAAGATGAGTGCTCTGTTTATGTAGATTCTGAAAGTCGTAATCAGATTTTTGAGAAAATGCAAAAGGTTATTGAATCAGTAAAAGATCTCCAGGAAAGTCTTAATTCTGCTCAAAAGAAGGGTTTAGACCAGTATGCAAAATTCTATGCTGTTGCTCCCATGAATACATCAAGCCTCAGCATTTTAGCAGTAGATCATGATGGAGAAGTGAGCATAAACAGTAAAAATTTTGGTTTTATTATATAATCAAAGATGGGAGGTTACTATCCTGTGATCTCCCATCCATATAAATCGGCATTAAATCGACATTAATATGGCTAAAGGGAAAAAGGGATTTCAGCCAGGAAACACTGTAGGAAAACAGTTTTCAGCAACCAGGCAACCTGAAAAATCAGGAAGAAAACCGACATTATATAAACAGCTTTTTAAAGCTACTGCAAAGCGTGTCGAGATTGAATTAAGTAAGGAGGATTACTATAATATACTCCGCTACCTAATGGAACGTACACCAAGTGAATTAAGAACAATTGCAAAATGTGAACAGACTCCAATATGGGTTTCAAATATTATAAGCTCAATATTCACCGATACAAAAGCAGGTAAAGTCTCCACTCTCAATATTTTATTTGATCGCTTGTTTGGTAAACCGACTCAGATTATAGAAAGTGAAATAGGGGCAACTATATCCAGCAAACAAGAAATAGATCTCTCTGTACTTACAACAGAGGAACTTTTAATTTATAATTCATTCTTAGACAAGATTTCTAATCAGGATAAAAAATAAGCAAAAATCATGAATAACAACGAAGGTACAACATGGTGGGCAATGGGGCTCGACAACTCTCAATTTGAGAGTGATGTTGCAAAATCCAATAACCTATTTCGCAGCATAGGCAATACTGCTGATACTGAGGGAGCAAGAATAGACTCCATTTTTCGGAAGGTAACAGTTGCAGCAACTGGCTTCTTTACCGCTCAGCAAGCTCTCTCTTATGCTAACAAAATGGCTACTGTCAGAGGTGAGTTCCAAAAGCTGGAGGTTGCATTTGAGACTATGCTGGGCAATAAGCAGAAAGCTGATGCTCTCATGGCTCAGGTTGTGGATACTGCTGCTCGAACTCCATTCGATCTACAAGGTGTTGCATCTGGAGCGAAACAGTTGCTGGCTTATGGTGTTGCATCAGAAGAGGTCACGGATCGCCTTGTACAGCTCGGTAATATTGCTGCTGGGTTATCTATACCTTTGAATGATATTGTTTACTTATATGGAACCACAATGGTGCAAGGGCGTTTGTTTACCCAGGATGTTAGACAATTTATGGGGCGTGGTATTCCTCTGGTAAAAGAATTATCGAAAGAGCTCGGTAAGACTGAGGAAGAAATAAACGCAATGGTTACAGCTGGTAAAATTGGTTTCCCAGAAGTACAGAAGGTTCTTGATAATATGACTAAAGCTGGAGGTCAATTCTTTAACCTTATGGACAAACAGAGCCAGACTATTTCTGGTAAGATTGCAAATCTGGGGGATGCCATCGAAACCATGTTTAATAACCTTGGAAAGTCTCAGGAGGGTATAATCAATACCGTAATTGATGGAGCATCCACTATTGTTGAAAATTATGAGGCTGTTGGCAGTACACTTGGTGAATTGATTGTGGCTTACGGAGCGTACAAAGCTGTATTAATAGCCATAGCTGCCACTCAAAAGGCTGTTTCATCAATGAAAGCAGGAGCCGAGGCTGAGGAGTTGGCAAAACTTCTTACAGTGGAACAGCAAGCCGTTATTTCTAAGAAAAATCTGGTAAGAGGATCCGCTGAATATGTTGCTGCTGTACAGGCTGAGGTAGCAGCTAATGCTGAATCACTGAAAAGCACACTGTTGAAAGCAAGAACGGAGGTGGTTGCTGCCAGCCAAATGGTTGCTGCAAAAAGAAAGGAATATATTGAATCTAAACAATTGGTAGCTACGAGAACCGCTGAGCTCGCTACAGCACAAGCCACAGGAAAAGCTAAAGCCATAGAATCTGCACAGAGAAAACTGGCTGCTGCTGAAACAGCTCGTGAAACCGCCACTATTCAATTTCAAGCAGCGACACGTGATTTTCATGCTAAAAAGCTTGCAGTTGAAAATACTGCTAAAGTTGTAAATAATAGTATTACTGCTGCCAATACTGCTGCCAAATCGGCAAATATAGCAGTAACTAATGTGCTTTCTACAGCTTATGCAAGACTGGCTGTTATTGGAACTAAGTTGAACGCTGTTATCATGGCAAATCCTTGGACTATTGCAGCAGCAGCTGTAGCAGCACTGGGATATGCTATATATAAGTTAATCACATACCAAACCGATGCAGAAAAAGCCCAGTCTAAACTAAATGATACGATAAATGAAAGCAATAGATCTATAGACTCAGAACGCCTACAGATTGATGCCATGTTTGCCCGTATGAAGGTAGCAACAAAGGGGACGGAGGAATATAAAGCTGCCAAGGATGCAATAATGAGCACCTATGGATCTTACTTAAAAGGATTGGGAGACGAAAAGACGGCTCTGGATAATCTTGCTCTTGCATACAAAACCGTGACGAAGGAAGCAGCTAAATCTGCTCGTGCCCGTGCTATGGATGTTGCTGTAAAAGATGCCTCAGACACTTATGCAGAAAAGAAAGGAGATGTAAGATCTGAAATTAAGAAATTGCTGGATAAAAAATTTAAGGGGCAGAAAGATGAGGAGGGCATGAGTCTTTCAAAAAAATATTTTTCAGAGATAGTAGCAGTTATTGAAGGAGAGGCAGATATTACAAAAAAAGAGGTTCAAGAAATCATCTCTCAATTTGACAAAGAAGTTTATAGAAGCACTGGCGGTGGTATGTTTTCATCAGGTGGATATTTTTCACTTGAAAATGACTTAAAGGATGAGCTAAACAAAATAGCAAAGGCAAAACGTATATATGAAAATACCATTGAAGATGCTAAAGACAAATTTGGTGAAAACCCTAATTCCAACAAAAAGGAAAATGAAGAGCCGGAGGTTTTTTCTCCTGATGGGAAACGAATAAAGGAAATTGAGGATGCCATAGTAGCAGGGCAGGAAAAACTAAATGAATTTAAGAAGGCTCTCAATGATAATAATGGTCTACTGGAGGATGGGACATCTGTAACAGATGAAGCAGTAGCTACTCAGCAAAAGTATGTCGATTCATTAAAAAAGGCTGTATTGGAGAGGGAGAATGAGCTTAAAATAATCCGTGAGGTAGAGGAGCGCATAGACCAGCTCAAAAAAGAACAAAAAGAAACAGTTAAGGGAAGTAAGGAATATGACGACTTACAGGCTCGCATAAATGAACTTGGTAAAAGAGTTCCCGATACAAAAACCTCCAAAACTTCCCAAAAGGATTATTCTGATGAAATAAAGAAAAATGCTCAGGATGAGATCCGTATTAAAAAAGATATGGAGTTTGCCGTAAGACAGGCTGAAATAGACTCTCAGAAGGATAGTTTTTCCAAAACGATGGAGCAAAACCAGCTCAATTATGAGCAGGAAATGGAGCAGATTAAGCGACAAAAGGAGGATAAGCTCAATAAAATTCAAGAATGGGAGAAAACTATCTGGGAATCACAAGGGAAGAAAGGAAAGTTTACTCCTAAAACCACAGAGCTATCAGAAGATGATAAAAATCAGTTTAAAGATCTTGAAAAAGCAGCTGGAGATAAACTCGTTCTGAGTAATCAGAGCGCAATAGACAGTATGCTGAAACAATACCAGACTTATACTGATAAACGCAAGGAGTTGGAGGAAAAGCTACAGAAAGATGTGGCTGCTATGAGAGACGCTAATGATAAGGCTAAGTTAGAAGGAAAATCCCCTGTTTTTTCTGATGATAATATAGCCCAAGCAGAACAGAATACGCAGGAGGCTCTGAATACTCTGGATCAAGAGATAGCGTCCCGTGAAGCCTCTTTTACAGTCTGGGCAGACAAGATGGCGAACCTTGGATTAAAGCAGCTAAGAGCAGCTTTGCAGACTGCAAGAGACGCTCTGGACAAAGATGGAGGTACTATTTCCGAAAAGGAAAAAGCCGTACTTCGTGCAAAAATCAAAACACTGGAGAAAAAATTAGAGATAGCAGAGGCTGAGGATGCTGATCTTTCTGCTTCTGATAAGGTTAAAAGAAGATGGGACTCCACCCTGAAAACAATGAACGAAGTTCAGGAAACAGTTGATAATATATGTAACAGTTTTGATGGACTTGATGAAGCGACTAAGGTTGCTTTATCTGCTGCTACTAATATTGCAGGAGGAACTATTGCTATGATAATGGGGATACAGCAACTTGCAATTATGGCAGCAGAACAGGTCAAAGGTGTGGAACGAGCCTCGGTAATCCTTGCCGTTGTTGGTGCAGCCATTCAAATAATGACAGCTCTTTTTTCTATGACCTCTAAAGCAGAAAAAGAACACCAAGAAACATTGAAGGAAGTTGCTGCCAGTAAATTAAAAATGCAACATGAGTATAACTTATTGCTTATGGAGCAAAATCTGTTGATGAAAGAAGCTACTTCCATCTTTGGAGAGGATCAAATAGCTAAAGCAGTCAGGTCTATTGAGGTTTATAGGGATGCTATCGACAAATTTAAGGAAACCTTAAAAGGTGTATATCCTGAGCGGAATAAATTTGAGCAGATGTTCAAACAGTTTACCAATAGGGAAGCTGATTCATACCTCATTAAACTGGAGAATTTTAAGACAGGAATGGGGGCTGTTCTCAATGACATTCAAATCAAAACAGGTAGCTATACTACTGGTGCCTGGTTTTGGAAAAAGCAGCATGACGTAATGACTCCTGTCCTGGAAGTGTACAAGGATCTTGTGACAGAGGAGGGCAATTTGGATATAGCACGGGCTAAAGCTATCATGGATGCACATGAAATGAGTGATGCAAGTAAAGAACAGCTACAGGCTCTCATCGAATTACAGGAACAGGCAGAAAAAGCACAGGAAGAGCTTAGGAGCTATCTACAAGATACATTTGGTTCTCTTGGTGATGGTATAATGGATTCTATTACAGCAGCCATAGAAAACAATGGCATTAGTGCCTGGGAAAAATTTGGAGAGGCTGGATCATCGGTATTAGAAGATCTGGGCAAGCAAATTGCTTATTCTCTATTCTTCTCTGATAAGTTCAAAAAGCTACAGGCTGATCTTGAAAAAATATATGGTAGTGGTAAAACAGAGGAAGAGATAGCTAAAGATGCTCGTGATCTGGTTTCTTCATTCTATAATGGTATCAGTAGCGACATGGAAAATGCCCAAAACTGGATGCAAGAATGGAAAGAGGAGGCTAACAAGCAGGGGCTCGACCTCTGGAGTAGCACAAGAGAAGGATCCAGTAAAGGGATAGCAACAGCCAGCCAGGAAACTGTCAGTGAATTAAACGGACGTGCAACAGCCATACAAGGACATACATATACAATTAGTGAGGGTATGAAAGAATTAACTCATCATTCAGCTAAAGCTTTGGAGTATTTATCAGGGATACAAAACAATACAGCTCATTTAGAGGCAATAGGGCATAATATATCTACTATGAATAATAATTTAAAGAGGTAAAAGAGGATATAAGTTCTATCAACACCAGAGGCATAAATCTTAAAAGATGATGGAAGGATTTAACAAGTGTGTTTGACAAACACATATTTCAATGGTAATCAATAAAATATGAAAAAATATTTGTTCGATAAAAACAAAAAAACTATTTTTGTCATGCTATCACATATTACAAAGGTGGATATGTCCACTGATTCTACAACAGTGGATTTTTAGTATTCATTAGTTAGGTATTATGCTAAAAATATTAGCGGTGTGTACCCCCGTGTGAATGGTTAATGCCATCACAGCCTTTGTAATAGGTGATAGCAAACGGGAAAGGCACACCGTTTCTATTTGTGTACTAAATTAATTATAATTCCTACAGATATGATAACATTAGAACTTTATGAGCTCAAAAACATTTCCATGGAAATGGCTGAGTTGGGAGTAGCATCCTATGTAAAAAGGATCAAGCCTACAACAGATCAAATTTCACAACGGGAAGCCTATAGGCTTTATGGTGAAGCAAAGATTAAAAACTGGGTAAAACAAGGATTAATTAAGGAGGTAAAAAGAAGTGGATCCACAATTAGATCAAAGATTCTTTATTCCAGATCAGAGCTCATAGGTATAGAAGTAGCTTATAAATTAGATTCCATAATAAACCGATAAATTACAAGTCATGAAAAAGAACACAGAAATTCAAAAGATCTCAGATGACACAAATGGAGATAAGATTAGATCATATATAGTAGGCATCATGAGAGATCTTCAAGCGTTGAGAAGCAATATTGATAATTTAAATAATAATGCCGTTATTTACGAAATGTATAATTTTGAGATAAGTGAAGCTGATGCCGAGATATGTGCTTTAAACAATCTTATGGGGAATATTATAGGTTATACAGTAGCTGATGATATTTGGGAAAAGCAACAAGTTTCTTTATAAAGATTATGAATACTTTAAATCAGACTTCTGGTATAACAGAGGACTATTCCAACTACAAATGGTACAATGGTGAGAGCGATAATCCATATATAGGAGACACTGAGCGTCCTATGGCTGCTGCTTTCTGGTATTATGAAAGAGATTTTCACTTTTCTTACTTGGATGGGCTCAATACTGAAAAGAGCTTGAAAGATTCTTATAACGTATGGAAGGATGAACTTTTAAAGGAGTATCTACCAGGTAAATCTCCTAATCCGAATGGAGATAATACAAATTGGGAATTGGTTTTCAATACAGGATATAAATAACTAATTATGGGAGAATTGATAGACTGCAAATGTAAAAAATGTGATAACTCTTGGATTAGGTATCAAGGAGAGGGAATGATGGCTATATTTTATCATTGTTCAGAGTGTGGTAAAGAGATCTCTTTAGATAAAAGTAATAATCCAATTCTCAGATGTGAGTGTGGAGGATATTGCAACAGTTTAGATAATCCTATAATCTGTCCTGAGTGTAATAGTATCGACATAGAAACAGATCCTGTCGGAGACTGGGATTAAAAAATATTGAAATTTAATCTGGTAATTTTTTAGCAAGTGAATAACATTCAAAGCATCAATAATGGGTGTAAAACCGGGTGTAAAAACAACAAAAGCCTGAATATCAGGCTTTATTGTGGAGCTGGAGATACTAACCGTTACTCTGATAATTAATGATTTATAGTTGTAAAGTACCGTATGAAGTACCAAATATCAAATAATCAATGTTTTTTGTTGCTCTATACAATGCGAAGATAATTATTATTTCGAAGCGAGCAAAAGCAATACCTACCCCTCACAAAGTTTTTTGATGTATTCCTCATAAGACATGGGCGTTTGCAGCCGTATTATCTCGCTTTCGGGAAATACCCACCGGCCATTATGCGCGATTTTAGCATGTATCTTACCCGACACACGTAACCGACGAAGTGCTTCGGTCGATTTGTAACATAACATTTTCGCCGTTTCAGTAGCCGTATACCATTTTTCGCGCTCCGGCTGCGGGGTTATCTGTTTTACTCCACTAAGCGCCGTGTTTTCAGGTCGACGATCAAGGGACCTTTAGGGGAAATTTCCTTTACCGAAGAATCTTTCATTAATACCTCTAATGCTGAAATAACCTTTAATGTTGTTTCTTGATCGAGAATAACACGGTTAGCGTAACCGGTGAGTGATATTTGATAAACCATACCATCATCTTTTACAGGGGAAAGATATTTAATGACCTGAACCATTTTGTTTACTCGTACATACACCCCCCTACCGTCCGATGTTGAATAAATATTATTATCTACTTCGTTGTTCTCGTTCGCACTACTGGACGAAAAGGGATTCTTCCGCGTTGAGGTATCAAGCCGGTACAGGGTCTCATTATTCCGTTCCGCCAGTAGATCTGCATATTTTTCGCTCATGTCTGCACAAAGTTTTGCGTTTGTATTGGCGACATCTAACATGCGATCATACGCATTTTTCCAATATGCAGCGGTGCCGTATTCTTCGTTTGTATCCATGGGACTTATGACTTTTTATATTCGTGCATTAGATTAGAGATACCTATAAAATCATCTGTGACAATTTTACTATCAATGATATCTGCTAAAGTATGAATACGGTATATTCGCTGTCGGAGGTTATCAATGCGGTCATTGGGAGGTAATCCATATTTAATGTCCCTTTCTAAGAAATCAATATACCCTAACACCGAATCTCCGATGTCTTGAATTGCGCCGCAAAGGTTTGATAGGGCGAGGGGGAAATCTTCGTTTACCAATGGTGAATCTTTCAATTCTTCAAAAAGTCGTTTCATTTCTTCGCTGTAATTTTCCATTTTGTTTGTATTTAAATTATTATTTAATCACCCGAATAAACTCCATTCAGGTAGTAACTTTCGATTCCGTAAACATATTTAAGGGCGTTTGTCTGATAGGCCGCCTTTCTCGTTTCGTCTGCTATTCTTCTTTTCTCGTTTGCTTCCTCAACGGCGATCCGATTTTTAGCGTTCTGCCACGCGATAGCTAAACATCTGCCGAATGACCAGTTGAATTTACGATTGAACCGGTATATGTTCCATGCGTTTCTCATTATCTCGCTGCGGTTGTATTTTGATGTTGTTGCCATGGTTGTAACAGTTTATTGTTTTTTTAATAGCGTAAAGATATATTATAATGTTTTATTGTCAAAATGTTTTAAACGAAAAAAGATACATTATGATGATTTTTATTTGATTTTAGATACGTTTAAATGTTTTTATCTATATTTGCGGTGTAACATCATAATGTTTTATTAAAATGGAATTAAGAGTTAAAGAGATTTGCAAGCAGAAAGGTATGTTAATGGAAGATTTGGCTACTAAATTGGGTGTAACCCGGATCACCCTCACCCGAAACATCAACGGCAACCCTACATTGTCTACGCTCGAAAAGATCGCCGTCGCCCTCGGTGTTGAAGTTATAGAATTGTTTTCACATAATAGGGGTGACTTTACCGCTTTAATCGACCACGGGGGTAAGTTGTACCGTTTCGACAGTATCGACGAACTGAAAGACTTCATTTGGGGGCAAATAATAGAATAATTACCTTTGACGAAAATCTCTATTTATGGAAATACAAGTTATTCAAAGTAAGATATACGAAATTCGGGGTGTCCGGGTAATGTTAGACTTTGATCTAGCAGAGATGTACGGTATTGAAACAAGGGTGCTCAAACAAGCTGTTAGGCGTAACTTTAAGCGATTTGAAGGAGATGACTTTATGTTTGAACTCACTAAAGAGGAACTTTCAACATCACAAATTGTGATCTTGAAAAAAGGAAGAGGATATAACTTCAAATATGCACCTTTTGCTTTTACCGAATTAGGAGTATCAATGCTTTCTAGTGTATTGAACAGTAATACGGCTATAGAAATCAATAGAAGCATCATGCGTGCTTTCGTTGCAATGCGCAATGTCCTAGCTACCATAAAAGAAAATGACCTGTTACCGGCTCTTATGGACCGTATAAAGGCTTTAGAAGAAGTCAGTGAGGAAACTTTAGCAGCTATCAATGATCTGTCAGAGGATAACCGAAAAGAGTTTGACGATATTTACATCGCATTGGCCGAACTGGCAGCAAAGCATAAACAAGTGAATAAACCCCGGAACCCGATAGGGTATGTTAAACCTACCGATGAATAACAAAATAATCATTTAATAACCTTCATCCCTGTTATTTGTTCAATATTGATCCTGTTGTTTACCTCGTGCTCCTGTTTGTCGACGTATCCAAAGTTATTTTTGAGGTTGAATATACTTACCGCCGGGTTACTACGACCGGATAACCCCCGTTCCATAACATCCTGTTGAATCCGCATCTTTGCTTTTTTTATCGTGTCAGAAAACCCGGCATCGCCTTTCTCATAACATAACAGTGTTTCGCGGCTTATGTCAAGTGCAAGACATAAACCCTCAACGGTATAAGGCGTAGAATCTACGGTTTTGCCACGTACAAAACATTTCTCGTCACATTCAAGAAAATACGTATCGATTGCAATCTCTAATTCAATCGCTGTTTTAAATTTAGGCGGTCGTCCGCCGGGGTTCTTTTTTGTATCCATATTCGTCTATGTTGTTTAGTTTGCAATGCTTGTTCGAAAATCGTTAGTAATTTTTCGCTTATGCCGGATAATCGCAGCTGGTTAACCCCTTTCAATACACGGTTTTTATCCCGGGCCTCTGATAAGGAATAACCCCATTGCATACGTGTAAAATTATCATTAAGACATACATAATATTCTCCGGTGTCGAACCAATAACGATACCGTAGACCGTCGCCGGGTTCGATCTCTATGTACTCATCGGTTTCTACTATTGCCACCCCTTTCATTGTGTAATCGTTTTATTTCAAATATTCTTGAAAATCCATTATAGCGTCCACCCCATAGAGTTTGGCGTAATGGAAAAATGTACCGATACTAAAATCATAGCCTTTTAATGCCTCATCGAATTTGTCATCTGTTATGTCCGGATCGTAATCTCCAAATTGACTAATCGAATGAAACATACCCCGGCCGGACTCGCCGAACTCGTTCGCCAAAGCGCAACCGATTTCCCACCATTGGTGATAATCCCCCGTAATATCTATTCCTTTTGTTTCGATCACTGATATAATTCCTGTTACTTCTTTTGCCGTTATCCCGGACGGTTTTATTTTACCCTTTCGTACATCTCGCCGGTGTTGAGGTTCCCATACATAGGTATAAGTTTTCGCGTTGAGGTTGATGTATGGTTTAGGGTCGTATGATGCGTAACGGAGACGACAAATATCCTTGCATCCGTTATCAATCGTAACCCCGCATCGGGCAAAATCTTCTTGTAGGGAAAGAAAGTGCTCCCTATGTTTGTCGGGTCGGGCAATGGGTATAATACAAAAATATCCCATTCCGCTAGCAGATAAGCCGCAATATGCTACATATGGAACGACGGTTATAAACTCTTTCATTCTGTCGAAATTACGATGTTTGACGTTGTCTTTTCCGTCAATGTCAATACAGATAAAACCACTGTGTCGGATCAGACCGTTGGCGTTTCTTTGGAGAAACAACCCCGAAGGTGTTACGGCCGGCAACTTCGATTTCAACTTTTTTACTTTGTCATCGTTTGTACAATTACGAATCTTTTCGATCACGTTTTTATACTCCGAAGATGTCAGCCAATCATACAAATTTTGTGTCTTTGGCTGAATATCCGTATTGCACCGATAAAAACTAACTGTTGTATTTAATATGTTTTTCATAACTGATTGATTGTCAGTTGGTGCAATGGTGCAATTTTAGTGCAATTTGCACTATTGCACCACCCTTTGCCGTATTTTTTTGCTGCTAATTTTTTACTTGAAAATATCGTTTTCATCATCTTCGAAATCTGTGTAAGAATAAAACCCGTTTTTGTCTTTTATTAAAAATCCATCGGCACGCGCATTTGCAATATGTGATTTGCTCGTCCGTTCGCCGCATCCGTATATCTCGCCGAACTCTTTCACCAGTTTAGCGTATGAATAAGATCTTTTGTCTTTGAAGACTGAAACGAGGGTCGAGTTTCGTTTTACTTGAACCTGGCTTAACGTATTCGCAAAGTCGGGTACCGGTATTCCGTTGTCGTCAATGCGGAACGCCCACTTTTCAATCGGCATGTTACGACATACGGTTTGCTCCACGGATATGATATCTTCTTTCTTTGTGACTTGATAAGCTTCGGAGCATTTGTTGGCTAATTCCGACCCGAGATGTCCGCGCATGTTGCCGTCCCCTTTATTCTCATGTAGCACACACATTATAGCGCATTTCTGCAGACTGCTGACACGCATTAGTTCGCCCACGAGTGCCGCAGATTCTCCGATATCGTTAAAATCCTCGCAGAGGTCGCGAATCCCGTCTATGAAAACAAAATACGGGCGAAATTGCTCAACGGCTTCGAGCGTTATCCGTATCCTGTCCTCGTATGAGCATTCCCGCAGGGATAGAACTTGAAACCGTTCGCTGTTGACCGATTCGTGCCAACCACAGAGAGTGTGTGCCGTCTTAATCTTTTTAACCACGTTTCCCGCACTTTGTTCCGTGTCGATGTGCAACACCCTAATATTTTCTTTAGGGCTTTCAAATCCCATAAATTCGCCGCGTAACAGGGCGACCTCTAACGAAAGAGCGGCAAACGTCTTCCCTGTCTTCATTTTACCGGTTATGACTTGCAGATCACCACGCGGAATACACCCGATGCCGTTATACTTCAACAGGAAGTCCACCGGCGGGTAATCATGGGTTAAATCGATGGCATAATCATTCCATGAAGACGCGGACCGTCTTTGATCGAACTTACTGAAGTCTATTACACCCGACATACCTCAACTCCTAAACTTTCGGGTATGTCCAATTGTCGCGCATCATCGGAATCTACCAAATTAATACACTTAACCCCCGCGTTAACAGCAATTATAAAAGCGTCACAATGCCATTTGTTTGGCGGCCCGGCTAAGTATAACCGTTTATTTTTTCCGTACATCATCAATGCGAACAATCCACGTTTCGGCCAAATAAATAGATCATCATATTTGCCGGTTTTTATTTCTCCGTTCCATACGTCAATCGTATGTAGGATATTTTGCTTTATTCGACGGGGTTTAATATCTTTGCTGCGCACGCCGATAGAATAAGGATTGCCGTTTCCACTTGGGGCGGCTTTTCTTTTGACTGTCATTATTTACGCCCTCCCTGTTTACGTCCTACCAATTCCAAAGCCTTATCCACATCGAGTAAAAAGATTCTGCCATCTTCAATAATGGCGGCATCGAGAATACCGCTTCCTCGCATTTGAGACGCTTTGGACCGGGAACAATGGAATGTGTCCATTATACCGGGAATACCGCGTACATACTTCTTTTCTTTTTGTGATTCATGTTGCGCACCGCCTATTATTTGTGCGACGGCTTCAGCCAGTTCGACCACGGTAGCATCGATCACCCTTTTATTAAGGGTGGGCGCTAATGTTTGATTTATTGCCATTTGCATAATATTGAGTTTTTGAATTAATAATTCGTTTATATCGATCAATATGACAGCAAATGTAATCGCGGAAAATCGTTTTAAGGCGTAAATACCAGTGGAATGTCCACCCGGGCGGGTGACAGGTGGGGTAGGGTGTTTGTTTAATTGATTTTGATAATCAGATAGTTGTGCCGGGTGTAGATTTTATACCTGCTATGATTGTTTCCAGTGTTTTGTACTCACTTGACACCCTGTTACGCCCGGGATTGCTGAGTGTTCCTATTGGTGTTATTCCTCCACTACGAAATAGTACGAATACCCCCCCCGCTGCTTTATTGATATATGCGGGGACGGCTTTCACTGTTTTGTCGATTTGTTCAGGGGCGGCTTTAATGGATGCAAGAAACACAACTAAATCGCTCAATGCGTTTTTGCCCTTTTTCCACTGAAGGGGTGTAAAATCACTGGGGATTGCTCCCCCGCTAAAGACAAAATTAAAATGACTTTCTTTTGTATTTTCAGGTAAAAAAGATCCGTTTTTAGTGAGTTCGGTGTATAGGTGTCTGCAGTCCTCCGTATTAAATGTAAAGAGATTTTGCGGAGAATCGAGCCCCCCTGAAACACCTTTTTTTATTTCTACCTGTTTGGCTCTCAAAAAAGATAAGTAAGCGTTAGCGGCCGCTCTTAACCCGAATTCGATTTCTTTACCGAACATATCTAACAGTGTCGCAAATGTATCTATTTCGTAGCCTAAAAAATCGGATTCACGGATTTGAAACCCGTTAGACAGCACGGGGATGCATGTAACGGATTGGCCATCATTTTTTGGATCCAAAGCATAAAAATAACGATCGAACCCTTTAGAAATATCTTTGCCGTTCACCTTGACCGAGGCGCTCATATAATAGCAAAAAGCATTAAAGTGTACGCGGTATCTTTCGGCGATATTGTCGGGGGTAATTTCACGTAATTTAATTTCAAATACTTTTCGCGTTTGTTCTCGCGATAATGTTACACGTGTTCCGTCTGTCATAACTCATTAAATTTACTCATTGCTTCTTTTCTCGCACTATCTGCCACACTTATGTACGGCTGCATAGATTTATAATCAGTGTGTCCCGTCCACTGCATAACAGTACTGGCCGGTATCCCCATAATAAGCGCATTGCAAATAAAAGTACGCCTACCCGAATGGGTGCCGATCAGCTTATATTTAGGTGTTGTTTCTTTTATTCGTTCAACACCTTTGTAGTACTCGGTTTCTATGGGGGTATCTATACCGGCAACAAAACAAGCCTCTTTTATGTATTCGTTTGCCCGTTGGTTCGTTATGCCGGGTAACGCTTTGCCTTTATCGTAAACCTCATTTTGGTACTTTTTCAGTATGGCGGTACTATACTTATTCAAGTCTATGGTGAGCCTCGTATCTGTTTTCTGCGTAACTACGTTGATTACACCGTTTTTAAGGTCAATATTCGACCGGGTGAGTGCAACGGCATCGGAGTACCGTAATGAGGTGAAACAGCAAAAGCAAAACAGGTCACGGGCACGATCAAGGTACTTTTTCTCTTCCGGGAACTTACATTCGTATAGCTTCATAAGTTCATCCCATTCCAAATAAATAACCTTGTTCGACAGCTTTTTGAACTTAGGTTCGTACTCTTTCCAATCCGTTGAGGTTAAATGTCCTTTCTCTACAGCCCAGCCTAAAAACCACTTGATGAACTTAATGTTTTTTATAATAGTGGTGTTCTTCATGTCGGCATCGTTTAAAAGGTAATCGGCAAAATCAGAGAAAACCGGTTTTGTCAGTTGTTCTAATTTCAGATCCGGCCGGAACTTTTTCAGATGCTTTCCTAAGGCTCTAAACTTATTATAGGTTGCATCCGACCAACTATGCTCTTTGCCAGTTTCAGACATGAATAAAGTCAAATAATAGCCTATCTCTCTTGATTCTTCCTTTTCTCCTCTGTCTTTCTTTTCGGCACGGTTGAACGCTTCTTTATATTCTTCCAGTGTAGGGGTATGCCCGGACACTTCAAACGCTTTGAATATATCTTCGGCTAAATTTTCAAGTCGTTGAATTTCCTTATTGATATTAAAGGCTGAATCTTTATTCTTATTGGTGGTACTTTTCTTTACCCTTTGTGCTTTGTTATCCCACTTATCGGGACTTATACTATACCCTACATTTATTTGCAAACGTAGCGTGTTCCACGATACACGCATGCGTATAGGTCCCTCTTTTCTTTCTTCTCCGTCTTTATACACCTTCTGCAGAAAGAATAATATTCTGTGTCGGATCTCCAT